GCTGCGATCTCGATCGGAGCCAATGCAGCGAGGCATAGGCTCTTCGGAATGTTGGGCGCATCAGGCCGCGCGGGCCGTCGCGCCTTCGTGCTCGTCGGCATTCTCATCATCCTCTTGATTGACACTCGTTGGCGCAGCCACGGCCACTTCCGCAGGCGATAGACCAAGCCGTTTCATCAACGCGACTTCCTTGGCGCGCTGCTTGAGCTCCTCTTCCCAGTCGCGACCTTGGCGCGCATATTCGAGCGCCAATGTCGTGGTGTGATTCGACAGGCGCGTCGCCTGTGCGTTGGCTTCTTTGGCCGGGTCAACGTGCTCGACGCCGTCCCAGAACCAGGTGTGCGGGGTCTGCGGTGCTAACGAGTTGATCTGACGCATCGATTGCGGGAGCAGCCCCTCGATGAGGACTGCCTCGTCGAGCCATGCCTGCAGGATGCGGTCGAGCACGGCGGTTTGCAGGTGCTGCTGCTCGACGCGGATGCTCTTGAAGTACGTCTGGTGATCCAGACGACCCGAGGCGTAGTTGTAGCCCGACGAATTGCCAGCCGCGACGTTGAACGGCATGTTCAGGCAGCGGGCGATTTCGTTGAGGATTTCCTTCTTGAATTCGGCGTAGGTCGTCGTCGGTTGTTCGGCATGCAACTGGCCGAGCTTCCAGCCACCCGGCAGAACCGTGGCCAGCCGCTTCTCAAGGTCGACCATGTCCATCGGCTCGAGCGGATCGGCCTCGCCGTTGGCCGGCGCATCGGTGTAGATCACCGCTGCGAAATCCGCCGCAGTCTCCGCCGCAGCGATTACCGCGAGGGTGTAGCGGCGCAGCTGAGCGAACAGCGGCAGCGCGGGAGTGATATCCGGGATGCCGCGCCATTGACCGGGCCGATCCACTCGGAAGTAGTGGACCATCGACGCTGCAGGGACCACGTCATATTCGCTCATGCCGCTGGTTGCCGCCCATGCGGCGAAATCGCCGGGGTGATACCGCAGAACGTGATACGCCACCGGCACACCGCCCGCACCGAACACGATCCCATCGACCTCGCCCGGCTTCGCGAGGCGAATCTGCGGCGTGGTGACTTGGTCCGGTTCAACGAGCTTGAGATCGAGCTTGATCGGTGAATCAGTGTCTGGGTTGCTCGCGGAAATCAGGAACGCTTCGCCCGATTCAGCGCGGGCCATGCGCATCGTGCGGAGTTTCTCCGCGAGATCGACGGCCTGCGCCCAGCGCTCAAAGGCACTTTCGATCCGGCCGTTGGCATCGGTGTCCTCAGTCAACATCTGCAAACGTGGACCGGTGCCGATGGTGTCGTTGGCCAGCGTGAGCACGATGCCTTTGGCGTAACTGTTGTTCGCGACTTCGTATCGCGCACGGTTGCGCAGCACACAGCGCACGTCCGGGCTGATCGCAGCGTTGGGCGACAAGCCATCGGCGTTGGCCCAGTGGCGGCGGTTGTCCGCGTTGGTCTGCGCCGAGTCGAACTTCGCTCGCACCAAAGGACGAATTGCCCGTGCCTTGAGTGCAGTCGGCTTGCTCTGCGTGAAGGATGTGAGCAGTCGCTTCAACATGTCACTCGGCCCCCGGCGGAATAAGCTTGGTGAGCTTGATGCCCAGACCCTTGCTGCGCATGGCGGCTTTCGACGCCAGATACCGGTCCGCCTCGATCTGCTCGGTGAGCTTGTGCTGCTCCATGCTGCCAGAATCGCCGGCCGCCTTGGCCGGGCCGGCGGCGTTGTCGCGGATCGCCTGTTCGAGATTGTCAGTCGGCTCGGGCACGGCAGCACTCCGAGGCCCCGCACAGCGAGGGACGCCTCTCTGGCTACCTATGCCGACACTTCATCGCCTGCGCACGAACGGCGTGCAGCATGTCGGAAAGTTACACATATGGAACTGTTGTTACTTCCACGGGCCGCTGGCGGGCCATACCCGATCGAGCGAGCGACCTGCGGCGACTGCTTCGAGCACCGGGCGGAGGAACCTGGCAACCCACCCGCCGACCTCGGCAAACGTCTCCGGAGCATCACTTGCCCCCAGTCGCCGACGGAAAGCCGCCCATTGCAAGGCTGACTGGCGATCGTTGAGCGCTTCAGGTTCAAGCGCCGGTGGCGATACAAGGACTGGCGTTTCGCGCTGCTCGCAGGTCGCGCGGATAGCCAGTGAGAGCACCCTGCCGTCGAACGATCGTGCGCGGGAGAGCGCCCAGATGTCGAAGAAGTCCTTCATGCGGCTGTTGAGTGTTCCCCGTTTGAGCATCACGTGGAGCTTCTCGGCGATGGTCGTCTCAGGGGTGTAGCCCATCAATCTCGCTCGTGTGGTCCCGAGCACCGAGGGATAGTCGATAGCCACTGGTTCCGGCGTGATCCGATCTCCAAAGCCGATGTCGACCTGCATGACGATGCGGGCATTGCCCAGGCGACCACTGAAGTTGGCGCGGATCCCGTCGTATTCGGCTTCTTCGGCGATGCGAGCAACCACCACCGACTCGGCATCGAACTCCAGCCCATCCGCTTCGACCTGCGCGCTGCAGATGTCCTGAATCATCGCCGTGACTCGCTCCGGTTCATTGGCCGTGCGTCCAAGAAGATCGATATCGCGCGTCGGGCGGATCGTCGCCACGTCCCACACGCGCAGCATCAGCGCGCCCTTGAGGACAAAGCGGTCGCGATGTGGAGAAGCGGCAAGCCGGCAGAGGAACCGCTCGAGTGCATAGTGCTGGAGCAGGTCGTTGAACCGCTCACCAGACTTGTCGGCGACATTCTTGAGTCGCTGATGGACCGACGCCGCAATGTTGCGCGGAGGGTGCTTCATGCGAGCGTGGCTTCGATGTACGGTCGGATCACGGCGGCAACCCGGTCAATCTTTGCATATCGCATCACGGCGGGCAGATCCTGCCTGCGGCGCGAACGGTACATCCGTAGCGCCTCGAGCGTGATGTCCAGCCCGATCTTGTTCCGGAACTTGAAGCAGTCCGCGATCGTCTTTTCCGCGTTGAAGATGCGAATCGTGATCCCGTCTGCGTTGCGTGACTCCACGCCCTCGCGCATGGATTCGCCGCTGAACCGGTAGACGCGGATGGGCGGACGGTTCAGACGGGGTGTCCAGCGGCCAGGGGGCAGTGCGACATCGACTGCATGGGGGATTTGCGTCGTGAGCTCATGAACCGCCAGTGCCGAGGTCAGGCAGATGACACCGCGCGGTACGCGAGCCGCCACTGCGAGAAGGTCAGGATCAACGGACCGCTCTACTGCCGCGAGACGGAAGACGCCTCGGGAAACTTGCTCGATCTCTCCGGAGTCCCGCAGTTGGTAGAGCGTACGGGGGTGGATGCCTGCGGCAATCGCCTGCTTGGTGCGGAGCGTCCCCCCGCGACGTCGGAACGCGTCGGTCGCTCGGATGGTGGCGTTGGAGTTCTGCGTGGCCATGCCTTCAAGATCGGATAGAAACCTCATTGAACGTCAACAAGTATAGCGGATTCTATCCAGAATACGACCCCTCCGCGAGAGCAGGCGGCAGTTGTGCAATAACCTCGGCGATCCCGGCTGGTTGAAGAGGGTTCTATCCCGCTGTTCATGCTCCGACCTGCTCTGCCGTGAGCACCCGTCGTCCACAATTCCGGCACTCCCGCCGCCGGATGATCCGACCGCCGTGCGTTGGTCGCGTGTAGATGACACGGAAATGGCCGCATCCGCAACGCGGACAGACTAGACCACGTCGCTCGGTGGCGCTTGGCTGTGTTGGATCGCGAGACTTCATCGCCTCGCCTCCTGGATCGCAGACAGGCGAACACGCTGCCGCGCGACTGGTTTCGCATCGGTCCCAAACAGCATCACACCTTGCATCGATGCCGCGACTGCCGCCCCGACAAGACAGTCGAGCCAATGGTTGTCGAGGCCATCGACGCGCAGCTTCCATTCATCAACTGAGCGACCTCTGCCTTCCGTCTTCACCCGGTACTCGGCGGTCAGGTGATCGGCTAAAAGGCGATGCTCCTCGGATTTGCGGCCGAACAACGACAGGCAACCGGGATCGCCAATCGGCACTGCGAGCCGCGCGTGCATGAATGACTTCCAGTAATTCGTGTCGAACACGACATGGCGCACAGCGCGCTTGCCAGTGACGACCGGGATTCGCCAATTGAGTCCGACGCGATCGCCGCGCTTGCGCTTGTACTCGGCAAACGGGATGCTGGAAGCGCCAACGTAGCGGCCGTGGCTGGGCAGCACGATTGCAGCAAACGAGGTCTGGCGGCAGAACTGGTAGACCACATCCGACGACTGACCCCAATTCGCGTCGATCAGGCAGCGATCAATCCTCACCTCCGCACCATCATCACGTCGCCAGCTGCGGCCGAGGTATTCGTTCGTCAGCGCTTCGAGCCCGGCGTAGATCGCACCCTCTTGGCCCGAACGCGGCGATGATGCGGCGAGTGTGCGACGTGCGTCTCGCAGCGTGAAGTATGTTTGTTTCTGGTCAGGCCACGTGCCGTAGTCAATGACATAGCCGGTGAAGTCGTCCTCCCACGCCGCGACAAGCCAAAAGAGAACCTTTGCCTGCACGTCGATGAACATCGTCAGCCGCGTGCAACCTGTCGGCACGTCGCCGCGCTTGAGGCCGTTGGTCTTGCTGGCGATCTGTTCGGCCGTCAGCAGATCTTCATCGGCCTTCGTTTCAGGCAGCGGTTCGTTCTGATATTCAGCCCAGAATGCGGCCTCGTCCTGCAATCGCAAGTTCATCGCGTGCTGAATCGCCGACAGCTCATCGTGATTGAATCGTGCTGACCACGCGATGATGGCGCCTTCATCCATCGCGGCCTGATTCTGGCGATAGAAATCCGTCGCCTCCGCGATGCCCCGCTCGTTGCGCAGACCTTCGGCCCGCAACTCCGCATATTTCGACCACAGAGCATCGTTGGTCGGGAAGGCGTAGACCATCTTGGTCCGCTCACCCTGCCACTGCGGGTGCTTGTCACGGTCAAGGATGCGGTCTGCCAGGTCATCCGGTCGCACGACGGTCAACGTCATCAAGCCGGCGATTTTCTTGCCCGGCCCGGTGAGACCAAGAATCGCGCCCGCGAGCAGACGCTCGCGCGTGACACATTGTGACAGGCTTCGCGCTGACTCGTCAGTCTGCGGGTCGTCCGTGAGTACTAGCGACGGACGAACCGATTTGCCATCCGGGCGCTTGTGCTTCATGCCACGGATGCGACCAGTGATGCCAGCCACGCCGATGATCGCGCCGGACGCCTTGCTGCCGGGAATCGTCGGCATGACAATCTGCTTCGCCGTCCACCCGATGTGCGTTGCCGCCCCATTGCAGAGTTGGCCGGACGCACGCTGGTGGATGCCTTCAAGGCAATGGATCGGATAGACCGCCTCGGGGAAGTCCTCCAGAAGCAGGTCGTTGTTCTCCAGTTCACTCTTGATGCTGCCGAGCATCGACGCGGCGTGTTCCTCGTCACTTCCGATCAGGCACACGTATTCGCGAGCGCCGATGAGAATCGCCCACAAACACGCTGTCTCGCAGAGCGTGGTCTTGCCACTCCCGCGCGGCATCGCCATTGCAAACAGTCCGCCGTGCAGAACAGCTTGCTCGATCTTGGCAATGACCTTGATGTGGTCGTCCGACCACGGCAGGTGGAAGGTCTGCGCGAAGTAGGTCTCGCAGAAACCCTGGAACGACGCGCATGCCATCGCCTTCCGCTCCGGATTCACGACCGCTGGTACCTCACCTATGTTCCGGCCGGAGAGGGACAGGGCCACGTTGCGTTCGCGGGAACGTTCCCGAATCGCGTCATAGCCGGTCAACTGGCCGATGTCTGATTCCGGCTTGGGCGCATTCAGCACGCCGACGAGCCACGCAACGTAGCGGAACAGATCGACGGTCTTCCCATCGCCAATGCGGTAGCGACCGCCGCTTGTGCAGTGTCGTCTCCCACTTATGCGCGTCGGCCCGCAGGTCGTTCTCGTCGATGTAAATGTCCTTGGCTTGGAAGAAGTGGCTAGCGTCCGCGTGCAGCTGGGACGGGTCTTTGCGTTTCTTGTCGTGAGGGCGGAAGCGGACCTCCAGCCCGCTGCGCGTGTAGTT